GTTGACACAACAGGCTTTGATTTTAGTTGGGAACCTAATCCTAATGATCCTCCTTATATTTATGAATTTGCTACGCAGTGGCAAAAGACAGGTGGACCTCGCTATGTAGTAGAGGGTGCAACTGAAACAAAGTACATGGACTTTCAAAAGGCTAAAAAGTTAGTTGATATGACTAACTGGACTATTCCTAAGAATGTTGATGTTAGCAACTTTGACTTTAGTTGGCATCCAGATGCAACAAGTCCTCCTTATATCTATAACTTCCCTACGCAATGGGCATTAAGCGGTGGACCAACATATACTGTTCCTAATGCAACAGAAGTAAAATACGTAGATGATCAATCGGCAAAGGCAATTCCTAATAAAGATAATTGGGATTTTGATCCAACGTTGATTGACGAAAACAGTTTTGATTTTAGTTGGCATCCGTATGCTGAAGACGAACCCTATATCTATCAGTTTGGTACACAGTGGCAAAAAACAGGTGGACCAAGATATATTACACCTGGAGTACATAAGAACAGTCCAGTTAGTTATGTAGACACACGTGTATTAAAAGCAAAGCGTTTACCTAATCAAAAGAACTGGGCTGTACTTGATAACTTAGTTATAATTGATTTTGATTATAGTTGGCATCCTGACGAAACAGAAGAACCTTACATTTATCAGTTTGGTAATAACTTGTATCCAGCAGAGATTATGCCAACAGTAGAGTATAGTGTTCCTAAGGCAAAACAAGTTAAGTATGTTAGTGATATCATTGCTACACTAGGGCAAGATAGAACTAACTGGGAAATCCCCGACAACGTTGATACTACAGGATTTGATTTTAGTTGGAAGCCTAATCCCAAAGACCCACCCTATATCTATGAGTTTGCAACTCAGTGGCAGAAGACTGGCGGTCCTAAATATATTGTAGAAGGTGCAACTGAAACAAAGTATATTGACACATGCAAAGTTAAAAGATTGCCTTCCGAAGAAAACTGGACTGTACCTACTAACATTGATATTACTGATTTTGATTTTAGTTGGCATCCAGATGCGACAAGTCCACCATACATTTATAACTTTGCAACTCAGTGGGCATTAAGTGGTGGTCCTGTATATACTGTACCTGGGGCAACAGAAATCAAATATGTAGAAGATCAAACTGCACGTGCATTGCCTGATAAAACGAATTGGCAATACGATAGTAATTTAATTGATGAAAACAGTTTTGATTTTAGTTGGCATCCCTATGTAGAAGATCAACCTTATATCTATATCTTTGGTACACAATGGCAAAAGACTGGTGGTCCAAAATATATTACACCAGGCTGTCATAAAAACAGTCCTGTAAAATATATTGACACACGTATTATTAAAGCAAAACGTTTGCCATCAATGAACCACTGGAATATGATATATGATATTGATATGTCAAGTTTTGATTTTAGTTGGCATCCAGATGATACAGATGATCCTTTTATTTACCAATTCGGTAATACACAATATCCTGCAGAAGAAATGCCTACAGTAGAGTATTGCGTTGAAGGTGCTAAGAAATTCAAATATGTGTCAGATGTTGTTGCTAAGTTAGCACCTAATACTGATAACTGGATTATACCTAAAGGTATAGATACAACTGAATTTGATTTTAGTTGGCATCCACATCCTAAGGATCCTCCTTATATCTATGAGTTTGCAACTCAATGGCAAAAAACAGGTGGACCACAATACAAAGTATACGGTGCAACTGAAGTCAAGTATGTTTCTGAACCCAAAGCAAAGAAACTACCTAATATGAAAAACTGGGTAGTACCAGACAATATTGATGTTGATGGTTTTGATTTTAGTTGGCACCCTGACGATACTGCACCACCTTACATGTATCAATTCCCCACGCAGTGGGCATTGACAGGCGGACCCGTGTATGTGGTGCCTAATGCAACTATAAAGAAATATGAAGAATGTCAAACAGCAAGAGTTCTTCCTAGTACAAAAAACTGGGAATATGATGCTACACAGATTGACGTAAGTTCATTTGACTTTAGTTGGCATCCATATGCAGAAGATGATCCTTTCATTTATCAGTTTGGTACTCAATGGCAAAAGACAGGTGGACCAAAATATATTACGCCAGGCACCACTGCTGATAGCCCAGTAAAATACGTAGACACACGTATTATTAAAGCAAAGCGTTTGCCAAACAAAGATAACTTTGTTGTGCTGCCTGGCTTTAACATTAAAGAGTTTGATTATAGTTGGCATCCAGATGATACTGAACCTGCATACACCTATGTATTTGGTAACGAATGGCATAGTGCAGAGCGTGAACCTACACTTGAGTATCGTGTAATTAATTCAACAGATAAAAAATATATTAATAATGTATTTGCTAAGTTAACTCCTGATATGAGTTTGTGGGATATTCCCGACAACGTTGATATATCTAAGTTTGACTTTAGTTGGCATCCAGACCCACATTCACCACCTTATATCTATGAGTTTGCAACAGTGTGGCAAAATCGAGGAGGTCCTAAATACAAAACTCCAGGTGCAACTGAAGTAAAATATATTGAAGACATTAAAGCACCGTTAGTGCCTAGTAAAAAGAATTGGTTGATTCCTGAAAATGTAGATGTATCAACATTTGATTTTTCATGGGTACCTCATCCACTAGCGCCACCTTATATCTATCAGTTTGGTACAATTTTAGATGAGAAAGATGGCCCAAGATATCTTACACCAGGTAATAACGGAGAGATTGTATACTTAGATCGTATTGAAGTTGATCCTGCAACATTAGTTGAAGTAAAGATTGGTCAATACTTTATTGATACAACACTTGAAGATTTAGTAAAGAAACATCCTGACGAAATCTTTTGGGCGATGCAAAAAAACATTGACTATTCTACATTTGATTTTGCATGGAGACCTGAAGTTATCAACATTGCTTGGGAATCTGATTACGTTAACGTGTTCGGTTCACCTGATAGTGAAGTTACGCAGACATACTTTGTTAATGCAAAGTCTTATTTGAAAGGCAAAACAGATTTCAAATTTATTGAGGAGACTGCAATTGATGATAAGTCATTGGCTAAACTGTTTAAAAAGCCAGACATGTTCTACGTTGACAAAGGCAATAAAGAATCATCAGCACGTTTTGAATTACTCAAAGCCAAGTTCCCGCACATTCAAAAGACACGTTATCTAAACAGTTGGGTAGACACAATCAATCGTTGTACTAATCGTGCAACCACTCCCCTATTATGGATATTGAATAGTGAGTTAGATTACAGTAACTTTGACTTTGAATACTATCCTAACCCTTGGCAGATGAAAATGGTTCATGTATTTGGTACTCAATGGAGTCATTGGGGAACCACATTCATGGTCAATCGTGAAACGTTTAGCAATGATACCAAATACATTAAGATCATTGAACACTTGAGTAACTTAAACTTTGTTAAGACTAACAGAGCAGTAGCCACACAATGTTTATATGACATTGTATTGATTGATCATGGCAATATCAATAATGTTATTGAATTGTTACAACAAAAGGCAGGTGACAAATCTGTTAGTGTTGTTAAGTATGATACAAGTTACTTGAACACAATTAGAACTGTATTGAGTAAACAGCCAGACAAACGTGAAAACTATATTTGGTTGTGCAGTAGTATTTGCGATTACACAAACTTTGACTTTAGTTATGTTTGCGATCCATTTGCACGTGAACAGTTGCATGTGTTCCCTAGTGGTAAACAAAAGTTTGGTGACACATTCTTCTTAGATGTTAACAAAGCAAAAGAATTAATAAAAGAGATTGATTCACTGGAAGAATACAACAAGGTTAACTACAATGCGTCATTGCGTGTACCTAGAATGCCTGAGCCAATCATTGTAACAAGTGATGATACACTTGTTGATGCGGCAAAACGTATTGAAGGATACCCATATGCTGTATTGATGACAGAAGATAACAAGAATATTGATGTCATTGATACTGAACCAATGAACTTGTGGAGCCCTGAAACTAAGACAATCATGGTTACAAGCACAGGTGCATCACGTATCATTGTGCCACGTGACGTAAAAGACCACGTAAAAACCGAATTATACGATTATCCGTATATTAAGAAATCAACTAAACTTGCTATGAGCAAGCCACTGGATATAGTCTTCCTAAGCAATGGTGAAACCGGCGCTGACGAGAACTACGAACATTTACTGAAGGTGACTAAGGGTATTAAAAACCGTGTAGTAAGAGTTGATGGTGTTAATGGTCGTGCTGCCGCATATCATGCCGCAGTTGAAGCCAGTGAAACACCTTGGGCATTCACAGTCTTTGCTAAACTAAAAGTATCAGCAAAGTTTGATTGGAACTGGCAACCAGATAGAATGCAAATTCCAAAGCATTATATTTTCCAAGCAAAGAATCCTGTGAATGGTCTAGTTTATGGTCACCAAGCCATGATTGCATATAACAAGAAACTTACACTTGCTAACGAGGGTAAAGGTCTTGACTTTACATTAGACGACCCGCATGAAGTTGTGCAATTGTTGTCTGGTACAGCAGTATATAACACAGATGCATTTAGCACATGGCGTACTGCGTTCCGTGAAGTATTAAAACTACGTGCAGAAGATAGTGATATCGCACGTGAACGTTTACATGCTTGGTTGAACAAAGCAGAAGGTGACTTTGCACAATATAGTATCAAGGGTGCAGTTGATGCAGATGAATACTATGATGAAGTAAACGGAGACTTTGACAAGATCAAACTCAGTTATGAGTGGGCATGGTTACGCAACATGTTTGACATGTCATGATTGAAATCATTCCAGACTTTAAATGTAGCGCGCCATGGGAAGGTGTGTTTATTAATCCTGACGGAGACTTTAGATTTTGTTGTGCAGGACAAAAAGGCTCAATTGGTAATTTAAATAAAAACACACTACAGGAACTTATTGACGGTCCTGTTAAGCGTGTGCAAGATGACATACTTACAAAAGGTCACAGTGATTATTGTACCAACTGTATGGAGTCTGAACAAAAGTCTGGTAGAAGTTTGCGTGAAAGTTTTACACAAGACTTTACCAAATTTGATACAACAAAATTTGTAGCAAGACAGTTAGATGTTCGTTGGAGAAACACTTGTCATTTACGTTGTGGATATTGTAACAGCGAATGGAGTAGTGCATTCGCACAATGGGAAGGTAAGAACTATAAAGTATCTGAAACATCTTGGCAAGAAGATGTATTAGAATTCTTGCGTGAGAATAGTGATATGCAAGTTGTTAACTTTTTAGGTGGTGAGCCACTGTTATTAAAAGAAAACGTTGACTTGATTGATTTGATGCCAAGAAGAATACACGGAGGTGTAGTTACTAATCTTTCAATTGAAAACATTGAAACACTTCCTGTATATCAAAAATTACTTAACCGTAGAACCTCTTGGCTAGTTAGTTTAGAGGCAACAGGCAATAAATTTGAATACATCAGACGCAATGCCAAATGGGAACTTACTAGCGAAAATTATAAAAATTTACATAAGAACTTAAATCCTGAAAGTAACTTGGGGATACACATGACATATTGTATCCAAAGTGCGTTCTCATTAGTAGAAACATTTGATTGGTTGTTTAGTGTCGATCCCAACCCAGTTAATAATTTTAGTTTCCCGTCTTTACTGTTGGGACCAAAACAGTTTTCTATATACACTTTTCCAAAAGAAATCAAAGAGTTAGCAATACAAGAGTTTGATTTATTGATGGAAAAGCACGGTGACTACATTAATCAGCGAACCAAAGACTTTGTAATCAACACACGACAGTCATTGGTAGACACAATGGATGAAATGGATTTACAACATTTGGATATATTTAAAGAATATATAAAGAAAACTGATAATGAAATTAACCCAATTACTTTTGCTAAAGAATGGCCCGAAGTCTACGAGATTTTGGAAAAATATTAAATCCTTTTCTCTTGCAATTTGGTCAAGGTTGATGTATACTCAATCTCTAATGCTAAATCAATATTTTAAAAATAATTCTGATGCTAGGGGTATCCCATATATCCCCAATGACCAGTGGTTGTTGTTTATAGCACAAAACAACAAAGATGATGTAAGAGTAGCATTGGCTGATTACATTACAAGCAATAACATTCCATTCCCCAGTAAGCAATTTACAAAGACTGAATTTGAAAACTTGTTCACACGTTTTTGTAATACATCAATGATGGGTGAATACAAAGATTTTAATACTGTACTAGAAAAAGTAGATTACAAGTACAAGTATTCAGATAACCCATTGGGAGTTATCGATAAATCGCACGCATATAATACTGTAAGCAATTACTTTCAGCAAGAAAATCGTATGCGTTGTGGTAGCAATCTTGTTGACAGTCCATGGGATATTTGGCACGACAAGACTAAACTAGAAAAAATGAACTGGCACTTTTGGCGTAAAGGTGCATTAGGCAAAGATGATGTGTGTGATGCAACATTCCGTAGTGCATTTCGCATTGGCACATATACAGCAACACAGTTTAGACCCAGTGTTGCAAAAGCCCTTTATGAAAAGCACAATGCTGTAAATGTATTAGATACAAGTTGTGGTTGGGGCGATAGACTAGCAGGGTTCTATGCGACAAAATCTACAGAACGTTATGTTGGTTGTGACCCAAATCCTGAAGTGTTTGAGACATATAAACAACAGTGCCTAGAGTACGAACGATTGTTAGGAAATGTGCCCATTTTAACGGAGTCTGTCAACTATTTTAAGTGTCAGGGCGTTAAAGTAGTAGAGATTTATAATTTGCCTAGCGAAGACGTAGATTGGACACAGTATGTTAATACTTTTGACTTCTATTTTACCAGTCCCCCATATTATGAGACTGAACGATATGGTGTGTCAACTGTCAAATCTAATGAGCAGTCTTGGTCTAGATACCCTGACTTTGAGAGTTGGAAAAACAATTTCTTTTTCAAAGTCAATCGTATGGTCTGGGACACAATTAAGCCAGAGGGTTATATGATGCTAAACATTATCGAACCACGTATAAATAATGGCAAGCGTTTAAACCTATGTGACGATATGGTTGATGACATATTGACTTATCCAAACAGTAACTATCTTGGTAAGATTGGTATGCGTATGCAAGCAAGGCCACATGCGATTGTTAACGCTGATAAAAACAGCATTTTTGTTGAACCCATATGGGTGTTTCGTAAAGGTTCAGTTGATTATCCAAAAGCAAGCACATTTGACGAATTGTTTGATGTTAAATAAGTAAGGGAGATGATTATGAATAAGTTTATTTTAGGTTCATTATTAGCATTATTAGCAGTTCCTGCATTTGCTCAAACAGCAGATGTAGCAACAGTTATCGGTGTTAGACCTCGATGGGTAGTTGGGCAACAAAAGCAATGTGAATTGCGTGAAGTTGTACGTGATAACAGTCGTGGTGACACTACAATCGGAGCACTCGCCGGCGGTGCAATTGGTAGCACAATTGGTGGCAACAGCAAAGACCGACTAGTTGGTGGAGTTGTTGGTGCATTGGTCGGTGGTGCTGTAGGCAATGAAGTTGGTAAAGAAGGTGCTAAGCCAGAAGTACGTGAAGTATGTCGTTTAGTACCGGTTCAAATGCAACAAGGCACAGTAGTGACATTTGAATATCATGGTAAGTTTTTCACGCAAGATTTTCCACAGTAAGGAGATTATTATGAATAAGTTTCTATTAGCAAGTTTAATCGTATTAGCAAGTGTATCAACAGCACAGGCTCATGAGGAACATGGTTGGGGACGAGGATATCCTCAACGTGAACATTATCGCGGTGGATGCTGTGGTTGGGTAGCACCAGCATTGATTGGTGGAGTAATTGGAGCAGAGTTGGCTCGTCCATATTACTATCCTCCAGTAGTTGTTGAGCAAGTACCTGCACCAGTTACAGTTACTCCATATCAACCACAACGAATCATTTTAGGTCCTAATGATGTAGTAATCAATGGTGTTGTTTATACTAAGCAACTTGTTGTTATCAATGGAATCACACAGGAAGTTCTAGTCGTAAAACAATGAAAATTTTAGGTTTGGAAGTGTGGGGACAGTCCGAAGGGAATGTCTCCACTTTTTTTGATAGATTAGAAAAAGAAACATTTGATTATATTGTATTGTTTGGACAAAACGAATGGCAATACTATATAGCATACTCGACTGTATTAGATAGAGCAATCGAAGAAGTTTGCGTTAAACGTAATCAAAACCTTTATATATTTACCGGCGCAAGTATCATTAATGAAATTGATGAACCAACACTTCATCCATT